TCGACGTCACCGGCTGCCATAGTGGAAGCCTCTTTTAGAATTTGTTTTGCTTGGTTCTCAAGCAAACGAGCCATATTGGTTCTTTTTACGTCATCAGAGATGCCTTCAAGAAGACCGGCTCGCGTCCATTTATTAACCAAAAGTTGACCTTCTTTCACTACATCGTAGGATTGAATGTCACCGGTTAACTTTTCAACGATTTTACCAGACATGAGTAAGTTTTCCTTTTTAATCTAATGTTATTTCTTAATCCCAGCCAGTTTTTGCATCCTCTCCGTTAGAGGATCGCTGTTAACTTGCTGTTCCTTTGACTCCCCACTATCTTTAGCGGCGGCAGCCATCCGAGCGATTTTGGGTCTATTTTTAAGTGCTTCATGTAAAGAGTTTGACGATTCTCTTTTTTGAGTAACCGTTCCCTTAGTTTTCAAAAGCGCTTCATAAACAGGCTTAATTTGCTCAGCGGTATCAATTTCAGAAATGACTTCGACAATATTATTTTTTTGTCGCTCATTCAAGGAGGCATCCCTAAATACCTTATTTTCAAAAAATAGCTTTGTCATCTTAAGTTGATTTTCTTGCAATTCCTGTTGTGCTCTTTCAAGCAAAGATAGGAATTGTTTATTCTTATCAGATAACGATACTACTCTTACTTCATAATTACTCTTCACTTCTTTCAAATTCGAATTTTCTTTGAAAATTTCTTTAAAATTCTTTTTAAGAATGTTGTATTCTTCTTTTAATGAGTCATATTCAGTGTCCTTATCTTCTAAGTCCTTCTTATAATCCCCATCTTTAAATTCTTCACCATCCGTTTTATCAAACTTATTGTGAGAGATAACTTTATCAAGTTCATGTGCGAGAATGTCAGTTGATCTGGATGTCCAACCTGACTTATTACCAGTGTCATCCATTACGACTTTCTCTTCAAGTTCTCCTTCCTCACTCATCCATGATGGTTTATCAGCTTGATAATCAGCATCAGGATCTTCTCCACTTGCCGCTTTCAAACGGTTGCGAAGAACATTTTGCAATCGAATATATTCTTTTCTAGCCTCTTCAGCTTTTCTTTCAAAAGCAGCAATAACTGGCGTTGCTCCAGTTGGATATTGATCCGGTTGCTTTCTTGCTGCTTTGGATGCCTTAGTATATTCTTCAAATGCTTCACGCGCCTTTTGGATTCTTAGTTCAAGATGGTCTTCAACTTCTCCCTCGTGTACTTGGCCAGAACAAGCTTCACCCATATGAGTTGCACCGCACTTTTCACAAACTGTTGATCTTCCTTCTTCTACATCAATAGCATCAACCGGCTCAACAACACTCTTTGGAGCAGTTTTAACATCTTTGTCTTTAACATTAGGAGATACGTTTTTTAATCTGTCTTCGGGGGCATTGCCCATCGCTTTGCTTTGAAACTTAAATTTGTCTGCTTCTTTAAGGCGAGGAGTTGGGAATTCTTCTTCAGGGGGAGCGCCCATTTCTAAATCTTCTACGTCTTCATCTCCGCCTGCAAGACCCATATCCATTCCCAATGGTTCATCCATATCAACATCGGGTTCAACATCCCCAAGCATTGCGGCAAGTTTATCAAAGTCGATTTCGATCTCCTCTTCTTCATTAGGAGCACCCATCATTTCTTCGCCATCAGAGAATGAATAGGGAATTTGTGCATCCATTGAATCGCCTTCGAAATCAAGATCATCTTCGAAATCAAGATCTCTTTCAGCAGACTTTTCCCCTGCCATATCGGCAAGAGGATCGGGTGCTACTTCTAGCATTGATTCGTATACATCTTTAATTTCAGATGAATATTTTTCGAGGATGGCTTTTTCAGCCTGTTGTTCTGCCGACTCTTTTAATAGATTGGCGTCGATTATAGCTTGCTTAAGCAAAGAAGACATTATGAAACACTCCTATAAAGGAAAATACAATATTGCACTATAAATATGGCAATATCGCTTATAAAGGAAATTATATATTAATACTTATTCTTAGTGAGATTCTTTTTTCTATTATATTTTGCTTCCTTCCTCTTTCTTCGCTTTTTATCAGAAGGTTTCTCATATACTTTAGCTTCCCAACATTGTTCTAATACACCATCTTCCTTAACTTTCTTAGTAAACTTTCTAATGGCCTTATCTAAACTATCGTAGTCGTCTACAAACACTTCTACATTACAGTTATCAAAATATTCCATGAACTTTGTATTGCGTCTTGCTCTTTTTCTCTTCATTTATTCACCACTATTATATTTCTCAACATCATCACGCCAAAAATCAGCAACGTTAGCAAAAATTCCTAAATCAACACCCTCGTCACCAATTAGTTCTGGTCGAACTCCTTCTTGAAGAGATTCCGCTTTCAATTTAGCAGAACCGCCTTCAGCATCATCAATAGGACTAGTCCCTTCAAAGTACATTCCCATTGATTCAATGGCGGGATTTGGGGTTGGTTTTCTTCGCGGCTTTGCTTTTAGGGTTGTTTCTACCTTAGACTCTTTTAGCGGAATTTTGTCTTCACGCTCCATGTTCTCATAAATTGTTGAGATGATGTTAGACATCATGTTACTTTCAACAAGAGTCTTATAGAAAAGGGCTTCCACTCTCTCTTCTAATTTTTCTTTAATTTTCTCTTCTACAATTCTTTCTACCAGCCTTTCAAATTCTTCTTGTTTCATTGCTCACTCTTCCACAATATTATTAAGTAGACAATTAATGCGATAAGATTTATCAAATACCTTCCTAGTATAATTAACTCCCTCTCTTAAGGGTGTTACGAAGGCTCCTTGAGTGCTAGGTTCTGAAACGATGTCCCAACAAATCAATTGAAAATCATCTTCAACAATTGTATTACCACGAGTATCTTGTCTTGTTGATCCTAAGCCTCGTGAAGAGATACCAAGTGTAATTCCATCTTTAACTAAGTTGCTTACAATTTGACCACAAGGAGTGTTAAGAATTTTCAACTTTCCTTTAAGGTCTTGTCCTTCCCACCAAAGATCAGTAATAACGTGAGATACATTTTTTAATTCAATCTCTACTCGGTCATCGCCTGGATGATCACATTCACCAACGGAGCGGCTCTCTCGAACCAACTTCATATAGTTGACAACTTCTCTTTCTAAAATTTTGCGGGGATAGCGGCGGCCATTGCCATTTTCAGCATCGGCTCGCTGTACAACACCAACAAGGAACATGGTGCCGTTATTTCTCTCAACTTTTTCTTGCTCTGTTAAAACTGCCTCGACAGAGTCTGCTTCATTCTTGAAGCTTAAGAATTCTTTGATTAAAAACTGTTGTGACATAATACCTTTCTCTAAATGTTATACACATCTATAAATATATAGTTTAGAAAAAGGAAACGAGCAGTTTTACATCTTGCTCAGGATTTTAGTATGCAACCAGATTTACATCTGCGGGGATACCGCAGTTTTCTTGACTTGAACATTTGTCACCTCCTAAAAGTCAAAACTGATATCATCAATTGTTTCAATCTCATCGTCATCATCAGGTAATTGATGACCCACTACAGTTAACTTACCATAACGACCTCTTAATAATTCATCTCTTGTTACTTCTACTTGATATGGATCTGCTTTACGCAAAACACTCATAAGATATTTATACGACTCATCATCCGTTTGAAGAAACCATTTCTTTTTTTGCTGCATACCACCACGTTGAGTAACATAAACTATATTTTCAGGATGAAACGCAATTGCATATTGATCTCCAAGAGAATAAACCTTGGCTTCAGCTAAAGGTTCTTCATTAAGATACTTTTTCCAACTATTCAGAATTTCCTTCACCTTTAACTCCCAAACTTAGTTGGATTCCATCATCATTAAATAGTCTATCAAGAATATAACTTGTTCCAGATGAAAGAGCACCCAACATTACTAATGTTACAATGTTATTGTCAAATGTAAAAAGATGAGTATTATAGTCTAAGTATGCAACAAGGAGACCAACCCAAAAACCCATGCACATTTGGCAGTTAAGCATATAACTTTTTCCACGCACGTTCTCAAAAATCTTGCCGTTAACAATTATGCTAGTTGCGCCGTAACATATTAAAATAAACGTAATAATTCCAGTCATATTAATCCTTTAATATCTTCTTCTTCTTTTCTTGGTTTTCCTTAACAGGTTCTGGAATGCAGGTCGAACACTTCTCAACCGTAGGAGCATATACTTGTCCACACTTTGGACAAATCCATCCTTTATTTTCTTCAGTCATTTTCCTTCCTCATCTTACTTCAATATGAAGTGGTTTTTGCGCGGGTGCTGTTTCCGCGTATTGATCTTCAATATCATACCAAACAACTTGTTTAACCGCATTTAGTGGAACATCAAGCACGTTAGGCTCTCCATCCCAAGAAACGGAAATTCCAAGCTCTCTATCAGGCATATCCCATATTCTAGCTAATTTCCCGTTCTTTAACAAGGCCCAAGATGGAACATTAAGCTCTCGATTTTTTGCCATGATTCTTCCAGCATATTCTTTAACTTCATCCCACTTTTCGTCACCTTCGTAAAGCTGATATGAAGCTCCACTAAGCCATCCTGACGGATCGATTTGTCCCTTACGATCACCATGTGGCACATCACCAAGCTCTGTTGAGTGCTCTTCATCGGGTTCTGTATACTTATCAATCATCTTATCTCGGAATGCTTCTTTCCACTTGAAGAATGGCCTTTCTTGTTCAATAAACTGACCGATTGAAAATAAGACAACCTGATTTTCCTGAACTTCGTTTTCCTTATAAACGTCTGCTTCCATTGAAGAATATAATGAGCCGCCTTGAACGCTCTCAGGATCAATAACACCCTTTTGAGCAAGAAACTGAAATAACCTGTTTTGCGCGTCGTACACAAGATCAGCATTAACATTCACATTCTTAGCAAAAGCACTTACTTTATTAGTCTTTCCAGAATAAACAATATCAACGTCGGCATGATCCATGACCATGAAATCCCCTCTAATATTCTTCCGAACATTAATTTCTATTGTTGGGCCAGAGAAGTTTGGATCATCCGAGGGATCTGAATATGTCTTAGACCTACCCTTATTGTGCAGAATTATCTTGATCGGCATCAGTATTAATCTCCCTAACTAACTCTTGAATCATTAGAATTTTTTCAAAATCATTCTCTTGGATTTCCCGTGTCGAAAACTCTTCCAGCATTACAATTACAGTCTCCGCTTTCTCTTTCATGTAAAGGTCTTCTTTAATTTCTTTTAATTCGAAAGAACTACTGACCTCTTGCTTTAACCTTGCAATTTCTTCATTTAAATAGCAAGCGAATGATAATTTGCCATCTTTACTTGAAGATAAAACATATAATTGCAAAAGCTCCTTCTGTTCACTTAACAGTTCGGCATATTCATTATTAAACTTATCAATAAAAGTTCTATAAACAATAGAATCAACTTCTTCAAGAACACCATTACTCTGCTCGGGCTCATCAATGACAAATTCAACAATTTGCTCTTTCAGACTAACCATCTCTTTACTGCCAAGTGACTCTTCTAAGAAATACTGATTAATCGAGGCAAGAACTTTATAATTTTTAATAAAGTTATTGAAAATATTTTTATCAATCTTATTGATTTCAGAAATTAACTTGGTTTGTTTGTTAAAAACATTCTTTTTGTTAATCTTATCAAATTTTCTCTTTGACTCCAAAACAATATTTTGCAAAGTGTTGGTTGTAACACTATTATCTTCGTAAATATCACGGTAAAGCTGCAACTCTTCAGCAAGAATGCTATCTTTCCCAAAATACTTTTTAATAAGCTCTAATAGGTGTTCACGCCTACTTTTATTTTCTTCGAGAATTTGCTCTGACACTTCTCTAACCATCACTTCAAAAAGAAAAGCGGTATTTCTTTTCTTATTATGCTTGAATGACATCATTCTTCTCCTTGTTCAGTGTTTAATCTATTATATTCACCTTTAGTTAAAGCATCCTTAATTTCAGTCAATACTTTTTTGGTGCCCTGATTGCTTTTTCGGAAATCTCTCTCAATTTTTGAATAATTAACAACTTTCTTGTCTTCTTCGATATCTCCAAACATTTCTTTAAGAATTTCATCAATATCTTGCTCTTCGGTAATCCCATAAGCTAAAGAGTTGATTTTATGTTTCACACCGGGAACTATATTTCTTTTGGTATTTCTCCCCTTTTCAGAAGATACCTTGCCTGCATAGTTCTTCTTGCGAGGACCCATACCTCTTCTTTTATCAGTAGCGACTCTTTTGTACTCTTTCCCTTTAGAGCCAGCAGTTACATATTCATCCCTTTTGCCGGGTGAAGGGCCAGGTTCATCATCAGGAGTAACTAAAAGACCTCCGTCATCATCACCGCCACCCAAATCATCTGGTTCGGGATCAAGACCTAAGTCATCACCTCCAGCTTCTGGTTCAGCATCGAGATCCATCTCTCCATCGCCGAGACCCAATAAATCTCCTTCTTCTGACGGCATGCCCAACTCACCATTAATATCACCTTCCTTAATTCCTGTGAGGATTGCTTCATATTTAGCATCATGATACCTTTCTCTCTTAATACGCATAGCTTCATCTTCAGAAAGGTTTAGAATGTTCTGGGCGATCCATCGATATGAGAACATTTCTTGAGCTTGTAAAGAAGTTTCAAGTTTTGTTCTAAATTCTTCAAGGTGTTGAAGTTCTGCAATTCTTGATGGGTTGTTGAGACCAAGTTTGAAAGAAACAATATCTTCGCTCTCATAACCAAGAGACAAAAGGTGCACTTGACCAATCTTCTCAAGCTCAGCAATTACAGGCTGTTGAAGTCTCTGAATCGCGCTAGCAAAGCGAACGTCTTTTTGTGCAAGAGTTTCTTGACTCTCTCCTGTTTCTTCTCGTGAGAGGTATGAGAACGGGATTAGAAGACCTGTGAGGACTTTATCTCTGATGTACTTAACATCATCAATGTCTCCGACAAACGAACCACCGGGCAGAGATTCAACTCTTGTATTGTTGCCTGCTCGCACAGGGATATAAATATCTTCCTCAACATTCCATGGATTATATCTTAAATCAATTCTTGAACTATCTTCATCAACAATCGTATGGCGCTTCATTGAAGTGATTACTTTCTCAACATACTGCTCTACATCTTGTGATGCAATATCACCAACATCAATATAATATACCCTTCTTTCAGGAGAGCGAACAATACGATAAGACATCATTGTATCTTCAAGAAGCATTAACTGTCGAACATGACGTCTTACTGGGTCAAATACGCTTTGACCATATGGTGAATACTTATCATCACCAAGATTCCGGAAATGGGCAATTTGCCAATTTTCAAATGTTAAGCCACGAGAGTTCCATTGGTACTGGATATAATTGAGATTTGTTTCATCCTCGCCCTCCAGAATTTCAATTTCAGCAGGAGGTAACCCAAGAACTCCAACAACTCCCTCACCTTCTTCAATATCAATATAGAGAAAGAAGTCTCCATATTTAACCATATTACGAGACCACCAATAGAGGTTCTGCTCTACATTAAGAATGTTATAATATAAAGACTCAAGAACAATTTTTATCTCTTCATTAGGACAATCAATTTTAAGAATTGGACTTAATGTAGTAGATAGAGTTAATTCATCAGCGTAAATATTTAGGGCGGCAGAAGTTTCTGCAATGAACTCAAATTGGTTAAATTCCTTATAACGCTCTGCTCGATTATAATTTAAAATGCGCTCAGACTGTAACATCGAAGCGGGATTGTATGCTGATTTCTTGAATGATTGACCAGTAACAGTCTTGAATTTATTAGCATACTTATCCATGTGCTGCATGCGCAGCCTTTTATAAGTCTGTGATCTTCTGTTTGTGATAGGACCAGAGAATACTCTCGTTAATCTCTTGAATAACGTAGATTCAGGGTTCCTAACATGCTTCTTAATCTTATTTGCCATTTATCTTTTAGCCTTTGTAAACAGGATCAAACAACCAACTATATTTCTTTCGATTAGTTATATCTTCTTGACGCTTGCTTTGCCTCTTTAAATAAGGCCCCGCTTCGAA